CTTTTTCAGAGTTTCTAAATTTGTGATATGTACTGAACTCAATAGTAGAGATTGTGGTACCTATGCCAACTTGAGATTGTGAATCAAATGATGCTGAGTGGTTAATCAACTTCATATTAGCAAAGGCTTTTGCACCTGAACCATTCCCCCCATTTATGTTTATTTTTGGGGTCTCTTCATAGTCAAAGCCAGAATCTAAAATTCTAATCTCTCTCAAAGAACCTGATAGGGAAACAAATCCCTCAGCACCCACCCCCACAGGGTCTTCTACCACCACTGGAGGAGGACTAATAACATCATAGTCAAATCCTGGTGATAAAATATCAACCATATCAATTTTCCCATAATTAATAAAATCGTTGGACTTATAATTTAATATTTCCACCCCATTAATTAAAATACCGGTAAACCCAGGATCAGTATTAAATACGGATCCATTATTTGTTGGTTTTGAGATTTTTCTGAATATTTTTTGTGATTCTAAAGTCTTTGATTTTAATTTAAATGGTTTTATAGTATTGTTGTTTACAGTTAATGGAGAATCTATAGATATGAATTCTGATTTATAGATATTTGTCCTACTCCTAGAAAGTTTTATTGTTGTTGAAGAAACTCTCTTTACAAAATACAATCCTTCGCCACCAGAATCTTCGGTGAAAAGTGATGAAGAGATTGTGGTATTTGTTACTTCCTGTCCATCATCATCAGTTGTTGTAGTTATTATTTTTTCTGGGACGTAGTAAACAGCATCTCCAGTATAGAATCCATGATCTCTTCCTGAAGAAATTTCTAACTCTTCACCAGAAAATCTACCAGAAAATGTGACAGATCTATCTGAAGTTTCTATCGGTTGAGATTCATAGTGTGGAATAGATGGTGATGCAATAATATACTCATCCCTATCAATTTTTGATTGATATACATTTTGTACGTTTGTTGTATAAAAAGATGATTCTGGAAAAAAGTTAGATGATAATCTTAATAAGTTTCTCTTGAATGTATATTTTTTCAGTAGTGAAAGATTCCCTTGACCTTTTATGACAATCGATTTGGATGATGGGATATCAATAATAGACGAAGATTTTGATATTCCATCATTGGAAGTAATTGTCCCAACGTCTCCTAATTTAAAGTAGTGGTCTACGTTCAAATTAACTCTATATGTATTGTCGGAACTATCTACAAGAATGATATTGTTTACTTTGTATATTGGAGACACATTGTAAAACCAATTTTTTGCCAATGGACCATCAATTGATGTTCCAAGTGTTTTTATCTGAGCAACATCTCCACTTTCATAATATCTGGAATTATCTGAGAAGTTTATCTCGTTTAAAACAGAATTGATCCTAACTTTAATCTCTTGGTCATCAAATGATGCATAGGCAAATGTGTTTATTCCGACTACAGATTTATCTAAAATAGTCCCAGATACATTTGTACAGTTAAAAAATTGATTTAAAGATTTTGATGTATATGAAACTATTCCGATAGACTTATCATCATATGTTAAGTATAGTTCTCCGGGACAATCAAATCCAACAGTGGAATCAACGGTTATAACAGTTGATCCAGAAGATACTCGATCAATTACTTGAGTCTTAGGATATACTGAAAACTCACCATATATCGCACCTCTAACGCCAATGTCTCTATTATATCCAGCATCTAACTTAAGATTGTAATAAGTTTCTCCAATACCAACTCGTATCTCCTCAACATCCGTAATGGGAGCATATGCATAGTTTATGTTTTTTCCATAACTACCCTGATATAAAGTTCTATTTTTTAAATCATTTGGATTGCCATCTATAGGTTCAACAATAAGATTGTCTGTTACTTTATATTGGGCGTTCGATGGAGTCGTTAAAAACTCTGATGGCCTAATAATCTTTACGTCTTCGTCGTATAATGCCTTAAATAAAATCTCAAAACCCCTATCAGTTCCTTTACTCAAGTAAAAATCTTTTGCATTCTTGATAAAGATATTTTCATTTAGGTTTTCGGCAAATTGTCTATTTTCTAATCCCGGAATAAGTTGTATTTTTGTTTTTGACAAAAATTCCTTAAGAAAAAGACAACTTAAATTTATAATTTCTGTTCCAGACTCGTGTGGAGAAGCTTCAGTAGACTTGAATACAAGTTCTTCAGGATTTATCTCTCCTCTATATGATTCTACGCCACTAAATCCTCTAATACACCCAGTAAACGAAAAATCAGTTTTCCCAGTGTACGTTATGATCTCATCTCCAATTTTCAAGAGACCATATGAATCTGGAAACTGATTTGTTCCAGTATATGACTCTGTAGCGTCTACCGTAATAACCGTATCATCAAAATCAATGCTAGATGCTAATTTTGCAGAATATGACAGATTTGTAATGTTATCAAGTTTGACATATTTGTCAATATTTTGAATTAAATCAATAGGTGCTCCTTGATATTCCTGAGCAATATAATACTGTTTCAAAAACTCCGATATTAGTGGAAAATCATTCCTAACATAGGTTGGTAATTGATTTTGAACAATATTATTGAATTGGATTCTTTTTTCTGACATATTCTTTATCTATCCGTCTTTAATATGATGATCCGGAAGATCTAGATCCGGGATTTGTGGTTCTATTAGAAATTGATTGATTTGTTTGCGATATATTTCCTCCCTGAGTACTTGTGTTAGTTATATTAGATCTTCCACCAGATCTAACAAGATTTCCATCTGGATAACTCGAAGATACGATATAACTGGAAGCAGATGGATCTAAACCCGAAGAAATATCGTCAACAATAGTCTCAAAGTTACTGCTATTAATATCTAGTTGCAAATAAAGGTCCTGTAATCCAACAACATCGTTGGATTTTGGAGAAATAGATATTTCAACAATAGTTTGGCCGTCTTTTATCTTTCCAGATACTATATTAATCGGATTTATCGTTATGACACCTCTTACATAATCAATTCTACCAACATTTCTTCTTATGATAGTTGGACTTTGGGAATTTTCTGTCGGTAAGGTGAAAAGGAACAAAGATCCTGATTTTCTATCAAAATTCGGAAGGTCTGATATATAAACATCCTCTGCAAATCCATTAATTCTAAAAGCAGATGTTTTGATATTGAATCCTTCCGAAAATTTAACATAAAATTCGTTACCAAAACCAATTGAGTACTCTGCAATAGTATTAAGAGCAACTCTAAGGTCTCTTCTGATGTTTACAGTCGTAATATTTGATGTTATTGACTCATGACTGTCATCTATTATCTTTAGAAACTTACTATATTTTAATCTTGCCCCATATTTGTTCAATTCTGTCGATTCTGCGTACTTATTTGCATTATTTTGAACAATACTTGAGACATAAGATGGATTTGGAGCTAAATTTGAGTTATAATAGACTTTCGAGTCGATCTCAACATAAAGATACTTCAAATCTAAGATTTCTGGAACAATTCCAGCAACTGCATACTTCTTTAATTTGAGTTTTATGTTTTCTTTTGCCAAATTTGATAGAAAATCTCCCGTTCTTGGTTTTATGCTTATAAAAACCTTACCATATTGTGGCGGAACTACCTCTTCTCCACCAAAGACCGAAATTGATTCTGTTTCTGGGTAAATTTTTGATGGAATTAGGGTTTCGTAGTCATCAGAAGTGACAGCTCTGTTCTGAGTCGCATATATTTTAGGTGCAAACTTACGAATCGACTCCACACTTTCAATATTTTGTCCTCCAGAAGATGGTGAGATGGTAGTTACAAGAGAAATTCCTGTTGTTACCGTGTATTCTACTCCATTTCTATTGTATGAGAGTCTTCCAGAGAAAGAAAACTGACTGACACCATTAGAAGAATCCCCATTTGATGAAATATAATCAATTGTTATGAAATTACTCTCTTCCAAAGCGTGCCCAAAGATACCATCACCAAAGAAAATCTCATATCTTTCATCTTCAATCTCTTGTAAGAAGAAAATTTTAGAATCTGAACCAATTTCTAGTAAATTGTCCTTCAATGTGTACGTAACTTTTGATGTAGATTGCTCATTACTCTTAACCGAAACATTGATTAGGTCTGTATCAATACCAGAATTGGGTAAAATGAATTTTTGATTTGGATTTCTTGACGTAAATGTGAAATTTGACGTTAAAAGAATCCCCTCATGGATGGTTACATCATCAAAAGATGCAATTCCATTGAAAACTGGTACTGTTATATCTTCTGTTATAGAAAAAACAAAGGCACTTCCTCCAAATTTTGAAGAAGATGTTGCTATTGGACCCTTTTTAAGAGTAATTGAAGCAGGTGTTGGAGAGATATTAGTAGTATCGACGAAAAAACTAATAACAGCACTTGCAGATTTTCTAGATCTCGGCAAATATCCTATATTTTTTGCTAAAGATACGACATTTTCTCTTAATGTCGCACTATCAATGAAAACTTCATTTGCAACCATGTTGGCATTATATGAAGTTATGTATGTATTGTAAGCTAATACATCAAGAATTGACGAAAGATTCGATCCGTCAAAATCATAATCGGTAAAGTTGGAGTTAGATTTTAAGTAATCTCTTAGAGATGTTTTAACCTGATCAAAATCGAGGTTAGAAAAGTTGACTAGTGGCATTTTTTACCGAATTGATTGCAATACAAATTGTAATTCTTGTGATGGAACATCAGCTCCTATGATTTCATATATAATTTTCACATTAAATGCATTATTATCAAAGTCTGGAGATACTTTGACATCAATTAAATCAACTCTTGGTTCGAAATTAATTATTGATTGTCTAATTTCGTCTTTAATTCTGAGTGCAGAAATATCATCAATGTTCTCAAAAAGAACCTTATAAAGTTGAGACCCAAAATCAGGATTAAAAAACTTTTCTCCAGGGAAAGTAAACACAATATTTCGAATAGATCTAGATATCGCACTTTCATTTTTAAGGGCAATCAAATCTCCGTTCAGAGGGTTACTCTGAAACGACATGCTTATGTCTTTAAAACCTTGACTTACCCTTTCTAGAGGCATGAAATATTATTATTCTGACTTATTTATCTTACTTTTTTCAACTTTTTTTGACTTCCCTAAATGTCTATCGCTTGCAAGTTCTGTAATTAGTGTCATGCCAGACTTGATAAAATCCTTACTCTTGTCTACGGGCGAGTTAGCCATGAGATTTTCCTCTGATTTGAACAAATCAGAACTTTTTTAGGGGTTCTATCCCAGGAAACTATTTATTTTCTCTCTCTTTCGAAGTCTTCCAAAAATATTCTTCTTCATCTCCCATTCCAAGACGATCATATCCACGTTCAACTTGATAATATTGTGTAGAAACTTTAAAGTCTGGCATCTTTGGTTTCTCTGGCGTCAAACTATTGTCAAAAATTCTTAATCTATTATTCGGATACAAACAAAACTGGCCGTTATCCAATTGAATTAGATTGTGAGACTTATGTTCTGCAGGATTTTCACTTGTTGCATAATCAACGTAGTCTGGATCATGATGATAATTGTCTATGGTACACACGTAGGATCCCCTCTGAGGTCCATAATCTCTAGTGTAGCACTCAAAGTCCATCGAGCCTATGAATTTCTTGTTCACGGTCACTACACCATAGTCCATACAATTCCAAAATTGTAGGTTTGGAAGATTCATATCAGGATCTGGTGTCTTTGGTTTCGAGAGAAACGCGGCGATTGGCAACTTATCATACATCGCTGCATATTCTGGTAAATATGTCTCAAAATAAAAAGCGCGTCCGGGTATCGATTTAACAGATACCCAAACGCCTTTTACAAACTGTCCGTGTCCACTCTGATGGTCTGTAAGATACTCTTTCCGGACCCATACTTCTTCCGAAGGTAAGTTAGAGATTAAACAAGACATATATTAAATTTTATAAACTCTTTTCTTATTTAACCTTTTCCCTGGCCACGATAACGCTTTCGTGCTTTATTACGAGACGTTGCGGCATACTTGGTATGCTTGCCCGCCCCTTGACGAGTGTTTTTCGGAGTTGGGATAATCAGATCTCCGGTCTTTGAACGCATTGCCATAAGTCTTTACCTCAAATTACACGAGTCTTTTCATGACCGACACGAATGCGTGGGTCACACCAGATTTCATAACCTGCTTCTTTTGCATCCAGACAGAATGAGACATCTTCGCCGCACATGTCCTGAACTTCGCCACTTTCGAACACCTGCATTTTGGGCGCAAACCATGGATAAGCCATTTTGTCATTCTCAAATACGCCATTCTTAATCATGACCCATCCAAAGCCCGTGTAATCTACAGTGAATGGTTTCTGACGATTTGCCATGGTCTCCAGTGTTTCATGATTCATGACACCACCATTACCACGGAAGTCCTCCTCGTCCAACCAGTGTGCAACAGAAGATGTTTGACCGTCTTCTGTGCAATACCAACCAGCAGTGATATCCTTTTCTTCACCTTCAGCAGGAACTGCAAGATCACAAAGTTGCCAGAACTTCTGAGAGTTAAAGACGATATCACTGTCAATCCACAGTTGATAGTCATACTCCAGTTTGCCATCCCAAGGCACCTGATTGGGTCCACGGAGAACATTTGCACCCAAGCACTTACAACGTGCGAAGTTTACCATGGATGAATAGTCTTGACTGATCTGAATGGCCATTCCATTCTGTACCAGATCAAAACACATCTGTACAAAGTTTTTTAGAAAGGTATACGAACATCCTCTTCCTGGAAGACAGAATACAATCGTCTTCCCTTTCATACGCTCTTTAATCGCGTCATAGTCCCACTCTTCCTCTTTAGGTGCTGTGGGGGCATTTGCCTTAACAGTAAATCCTTTAGCCATAAGTTTGAATTAACTTCATATCAATTATAACAGTTTATATATGCACTGTCAATCAGATACCAGTATCTCCTCATATGACAAATCCTCAATCACATAATCGGTTTTCATGATTCCGACCATACCATTGAGGGTTATCCACGTTTTATTAAATTGTTTCTCAGTTAAATTCTGATACAAGCACTGATCCTTTGCATATATGTGATAAACCTTCTGGGGCGAAATTTTTCTGGGCAAAATTTTTTTCTCCACATCAAAACAAAAGTTGAATTATATATACCTCTCGAATTCGGTCCGTTGTAGGTTAGGGAAGTTAGGGTTTTTTATATACACGCCCGCCATCAAACAACGCCAACAATCGCGCAACACTGTCGATACTGTAAGTCTAGCACATAAGGGGGCAAAGTGTCAACAATGCCCCACTGCGATGTTATCAACCAAACAACAGATCTGCGATTTCGTTGATAGTTTGATCACTCTCATAATCGGCGACGATAACATCGAGGATCTGAAGAATTTCCTCTCCGTTGTTGCCAACCTTGAGCATACCGAGTGCAGTTGAACGAGTCATTTTGAGAAAATAAAGTGTTAATGAAAAATGGAAAGCTGGGACTTACCGATGCAACGCTAACGTGCCCAGATGTTAGTTCATTCGCATACCCGAGAAGAAAGGAATTGGCGAACCATTGTAGTTAACGAACCATTGACGATTGCGTTGGAAGACATACTCGCCCGGCAATCCATTCGCTTCGAGTACAGCATTCAGGCGAGATTTGGTGGTCTTCGATTGCCTACCTCCGTCGAATAGTTGTATCCAACCTTCGCCGATTCTTGAGATAAGTTTGCCGTACAGATAGACGTGGGCGATGTCACCGAAGGTCTCGACTCTAGTGTTATCACGCGACCAATCATTGCCGTTCGCGATTGCTTTGTTCATCAGAGTTTCGATCTTGCGCATAATAAAAGAGTGATGGTTGAATGTTAATTAAGCGCCGATTCTCAGTCGGTTGCGTCAGCATTGATGCGGAACAATCCTGCGAGTTTCGCTTGCAGTGTGTTCAGCACGATTGCATCCTCATCAGTGTCAAAGTGGTCCTGATACTCGCTGAGGGCAGCATCAATCAGGTCCCACTCATCTCCGGAGAAGTAGTCGCGAACGGTGAGAAGATCTGAGCGAGTGAGCATATTGTTTGTCTTTGGTGATTGCTTACACTACTGGTACAATCGACAGCTGAGTAACTTTAAGTGCCTGCGATTACCAACGGTCAGGTGTACTCAGGTCCTCTACATAAGCATCACAGTGTTCCGAACCTTCCAACTTAAACAATCGATCCCAGTTGATATTGTGCGGGTCGAAGTCACTCATTGCTTCGATTTCCAGGGTGATGCGATACTTACTC